GCGTAGTCCTCCAGGACAGAGCGGCTGCCCCCGCGCGGTTTCGGTTCCCTTGAGCGCTCCTCGCGCCAGCGTTGTACCCACCTGATCGCTGAACTTACACTGATTTCGAACAAGTCAGCCGCCTCACGTCGAGACGCCCCCGATTCTACCGTTCCGATTACTCGCTCACGCAGGTCACCAGAGTACGATTGTGGCATCGTTGGCCCCCCCCACAGGCGAATCAATGCCGATACACTCCCTCATCTCAATGGGTTAGGGAATCCCCCTACCTCGTCCTCGATTCAGATTCGGTGGAAAATGCTAGAGAAGCTCAGGGATTCGAAATGGGGAATGGACAGGCGGGGGCCGAGCGAACGCGACATCTGCACCAAGTTCATCACGCCCGCCCTGCACCGGGGGGGACGAAATGCTGCAAATCCGGGAAGAGGTCGGCTTCACCAACTGTCGCATCATCGTGCGCGGGAATCCGCTGCAACCTCAGGTGAAGCCGAGGCCGCACGTGCCGAGGCCATCGCGTATTTCGTCAGTGACCAGCGAGTTCGCCGCGAGATCCTCGATATTTGCGACACCGTCCTCCACACGGAAAAACTGACCGAGGCCGACAAGTACTGGGTACGCGCCATGATCGCTGAAGCATGGCTCGGCCTAGGCAACGAATCTGCGGCTGAAGAAGAAACTTCAGGAGGCTTTTAAGCTGCCGAAGCACGAGTGGATGAAGACGAATACGACGGAGCAGATGATAAAGCTTCGCAACCTGATGAACGACTCTCCGGTGAGGTTTCTCCGACAAGAGGGCTCCGTATAACAATCGGCAGCAACTGGCGGCTACTTTGATGTAAGCTGCGCGGCGGCTCTGCGCTTTGGGCAACCGAGCCGGCTTGCGATACTTTGCGGCCACGGGCGCTCAAGCCGCGGGACGATGCCGCTGGGGACAGCGTCTTCTGACAAAACCACCTGCATCTGGGACGCCGACAGTGGCGAGGAGATCGCGCCACTCAAACGCCGTACCGAACCGGTGTGGAGCGCCAGTTTTGGCCCGACGCAAGCGTGTGGTGACGGGGTCGCCGACGTTCATAGGGAGCGGAGACGCGCGGACCCGGCATCACGCCGTATTTCCAGTCGCCGGACGGTCTTCGCGCGTGAGCCCGGATAGGCTGCTGGCTTGGCGCCCTGGGACCTGGGGCGAGCTGGTGATGCCACGCCTGAATTTCCCGAATAACCTTCAGCACGTTTGCAGCGTACCGCTCCGCGGCACCCTGTCGCCCTTAATCGCGGAACAGCCGATGTAGGACCGCGCCGCCGGCTTGCGGGGCGGAGAGCACCCGCAGCAAGGATGCCGGTGAGAAGCCCGGTTATCGATACCAATGCGATCTCAGTTCAGGGCCCGACCGGGCGGAGCTTGGCGTGAATGCCTGAGCTGATCCAGGAGTCCTCGACAAGTCGGATGTTCTACGGCTCAAGATCGTGACTGACCATGCGGGAGCACTTGCGCCATGGTGCAAGAGAAGGGGGTTATAGCTATCGTTTGCTGGCTGCTGCGGTGGCGCATTGCGCCCGGTGCACTCTTGGAAAATGGCAAACCTCTCGCTCGACATCTTCAAGGCGAACAACGCAGCGAGGAATGCACGCCAAGCGGCCCACGTCGCTGGCTAGCGAAACCAAGGTGCGAAGAGATTCCCGTCGTCCACTGCATCGAGGATGGTTTTTCGAATATCTCGTCAATGGCCAAGTGACGCGCGTACCCACTCGGCAGCCTCTCTCTCGGCGACCTTGCTCTTCGAGATAGTCGCGCAATTCTGGCGTCAAATTCTTGGGGCACACGGTTGAGGCCGACACGTGTCGCAAAGGCGCACGAGAGCGGATGAGATGATGTGATCGCTGACCGGCCCACTTGCCGGAGGAAAGTCAGGGCGGGAATCGGTACGCTGCATATGACGGGTGAACTCAGAATCTTTCCAGGTCGAGTGCTGGCCTGGCGCGGGCTGCGCTACGCCTGAAACACGGCTATATCGATTGTACGCCGGACCCGCGATTCCGAACAAACCATTTTAGACACCAGTTCGCGCGGCGCGCATGTAAAGCTCGAACAGCCGCAAATGGCGGCGCCGCTCGACCGAATCCGACAGTCCTTCGGCCTTGTCAAGGACACGCTCGGCTTCGTCCAGCAGCACTTTTGCTGCATCGATTTTTCGCCCCCAACTCGCATAGGCGGCATCGAAAACGGCGTTGCCGTACACGGCGGCGATGCGCTTGGCGCACTCGTGGTCGCGCGCCAGGACGGAGCGTGCGAGCAGGGCAGCAGCGCTTTCAACCAGCGGGTCGTCTTCATTCATCATCGTCTTCCTCGACCCGCGCGTCCGCCTGGGCATCCCGACCGGTGTGCCGCCGTGCCTTACGGCCCACCAGTTTTACCTGCAGGTTCGCAAGCTCGGTCAACGCATCGACGATCGCCTCACGCACAATGCTTTCAGCCTCGACCGGACGGTGCAGTTCGAGTAGGCGCGGCGCGGTCGAGTTGGGCACGGCCAACAACCTAGCCTTGACGGTGTGCATGATGCTGCAATTCATTGCGGTTATTTCGTCTTTTTCGATGAGGCTGCCTTCACGTTCGCCCCGTTCGAGCTTCAGCAAGGCGAGCTTTTCACGGCCAATTTCTGTGCGCACCTCCTGCCAGTTTTGGGGGCCATCCTGAACTCTACGCAGCCATCGAATGTAAGCGGGGACGCTGGCCAGCGCGTACATGCCGCGTTCGGTCTTTTTGAGGATACCTTGGCGTTCCAGGTGATTGATATGCGAGGTCGTCACGCCGCCGAGCAACATGCGCATCACGTCGAGCGAAACGGCGTCCGGCAAAGCGGATTTTGGTTGTTGTTTGCTCATCTCGCTATTTTACAAAACACAAATGCGATGCCAAGCCTGTTACCTGCCGACAGATCAGGGGTCGGCGGGACTCTCGGGGCGGGGACCGTCCGGAAGGACCCAAGCAACTCTCCCCCAAAACCGTCCTACGCGACGGCACGCTTTCCCTTTCGGCTTCACGCCGCCCTCGCGCCCGCTCAGTCAGCGGTTATCCGCGCCCTCATCAGCCTGCGGCCCAGCGAGCGCGCATCCTGGGCCGACGTCGTGGCGAGGTGTAACCATCACTGATCACAACGCGACGACGAAGCGCACCGAAGGGCCGCCACCCGCTCTGCATATAGCAGTTTCAGCACGGTTTTGAAGCCGAGCGCTTTGCATACCTCGCGCATTTGGTCGCAACCCCGCAATTCTTCCGTGGTAAGCCGGCCTTGAAGATATCTTCGAGCGTGAGCGGCTTGCCGAGCCCGTCGGGACCATTCTCACCTAGCACAACCGCGCAGCCTTGGTGCCACTACATAACCCAGAGATCGCGAGGGCGTTCGTAATCAGGCTGTCAGGCTGTCAGGCTGTCAGACTACTCTCGCTTGGCTCGGCCAGGACGGCGACGCACCGGAACCGACTCGTCGGCGGATCGTCGTCCAGCGCCAGCAAAGCCCAGCCGCCGAGGAGCCGATGGAGGGCAAAATTACCCCGGGCAGCCGTGTTCGCCGTGTATGCAATGTTTGCATGTTTGCAGCACCACCCCCTATAGCCCCCCTTGAAGGCCCCTTCTGAAGAGAAAAACTACGATAGGGGTGACCTACTGCATACATTCATACAAATATATATAATATACTGAAATATATACATTTTCCTGTTTGGTCCCATGTTTGGTCCCAGTCCAAACATTTGCATACAAAATCGGCCTGGGACACGTCCCAAACCATTCCACATTTGTCCCACGTGTTTGGGACAAGCCTGAACCATCCATGGGACAAGCGTGGGACAAACTTGGAATGACGTTGGGCCAATCAATTTTGATGTTTCTGCAATCCATGGGACAAATGTGGAATAGCCCTAGACCTTCAGGTTTTGCCCGGCGCGGCATACCCGTTTGCCGTTTTGACGATAAATCCACCCTCAATGCTCTGGCTCAGTATGTCCACCACTTCGCGGGTATTGTACCGGCCGCGGATATGCTGCTGGACCTCGCGCCGGGTGACTGAGCCACGGCGGACAATGAAGTCGACGAGCTTCTCGGCAAACTCGCCGCGAACCGTCGGGACAAAGCAGTCCCGCGAGCGGTTCATCATGCCGGTAATCACCATTGAAGCCACGTCGGCGCCCCAGGCCATGTCGTCGGCGTCGAGCATTGCCTGATTCCCGGCACGTCCAGCGGCGCGGATGGTGGCCAGCCGCAGCGCTGTCTCAGCCAAACGGCCGAGATATTCCTGCTTGCTCACGTCGTTGTCGATCTCGCAGTCGACCCAGCGGCATAGCTGCTGATAGATGTCCCGCGCCTCGGTATTGGCCCACGGCAAGACGCACGGCCGGAATACAGTGTTCGGGTCGTTGAGCTGTGCGGTTGCCAGAGGCCCGCCGCCGAATTGGTAAAGCTCGGCAAGTCGCGCCTTCAAGTCTGGCGGGACCTCAAACACCGTAGGCGGATCACGGTCAGGAAGCCGCATCGTGTTCTCGAAGACCAGAAACCGGCTGAACAGGCCATTTGACACCTCGGCGCCCTGTAACACCGGCCAGAATTCGACGTTGGTGGCCGTGCCGAAAAGGCTGACCGCCGGCGAGTAGACGTCATGCCCGGCGGTCTGCGCGCTCGTCATTGTCCCGAACCGCACGAAGGACGAGCCCCATAGCGTACACAGCATGCCGACCAGTCGTCTTTCCCATTCCGACGCGCGCGGGCTCGCAATTCGGCGCAGGAACCCGGCAATCTCGTCGATGACAACCACGCCGAGCGGCATGTTGGTGATGACACGGTTGAATCCGGTCTGGGAAGCGACGTCGCCGAGGTGCACGTGGGTGCCGGCCCCGGCGGCTTCGAGCAGCAATGGAATGCACCGGCGCGGGTGATCCTTGCCGGACGCGACGGGACCGATAGTCACGATATAGAGATGGGTGGCGCTGCCGGTCGGCCCGGCGGCCCGGCGGCCGATCAGCGTCCCGATCACGGTCACGGCGGCTCCGAGCGCGAGCACCCGGCTCGGCCGCCGCGCGGTGCCAACGATGAAGTCAACGATGTCGCCAAGAAGACCCGGCACGTGCGTCAACGGCTCCAGCGGATCATCGGCCGGTGCGTCTGCGGTCCTGCGTTGCTCGCCTGCCGGCATTGCCGGCTCACCTGTTGCCGTGGCGAGCTCCGGGATTGCGATGGATACATCACCGCTCGACCAGCCAAGGCGCTCACTCAGGAAGGCAAAGGCGGCATCGAGGTCGCAATCGAGCGCCATCATAACAAGATCGATTGGCGTGAAGCCGCGATCAACGCCGAAGTCGCGAATGCCGCCGGGCGAGATTTTCAGGTTGCGACCACGCTTGGGTTTATCTCGGCCAGTTGATGATAGGCGCCAGATTGGCACAGCTTCAAAGCCATGCCGCGTTGCGCGGCACCGGTAGAGCTTCAGCGCTGGCACCCAGGCACCGAGATTGGCCAGCGCCGCTTCGTTTAGCTGCCGATGCGGTGTGTCGGCATCGCCAGGTTCTCGCGGCTCCGGTACCTCGTAGCCGAACGGCGTCAATGCGGCGTCGATCCATTCGATGACCTTGATCGGGAGCGCCGGCAAATCCTGCGGCCGGATGTCTTCGAGCGTCTCGGAGCCGGTCCAACGGTACGGCCGTTGCAGATCCGGATGGATCGTCGGTGGCAGCACAGTCTGCCTTCCGGGTCCTAGGATTTCGACAGCCTTGCGGCCGTCGATCACCCAGGCGCGCGAAGGTATCTCTGGACCGTGATAGAACCATGTCTCGCCGCGCGCGCCTTTTTTCTTCGCTGGCGTCGCCGGTAGCACCCTGCGCAGCGCGTCGGCGATCCCGGAGTCATCGGTATCGATGTCGATCGCAACCAGATCGCCGCTCGGGGGTCCGCAAAGGACACCGATCCCGGCGTCACTCTGTGCCCAGTGCTCGTGCTGGCCGTTGCTGGCTCGGAATGTGGTCCAGCCGGGAAAGTCCGTCCAATTCCCGTTCCGCGGCAAGCCGGGTTTCTTGGTACCCGGTGCGATCGGCAGGACCGCATAGCCCCGGTCGACGAGGCGCGCATATGTGTGGCCGAAGGGACCCATGACCTCAGAATGCCGGCTCGCCGTTGAGAATTTTGCGCCGGAGCGCGTGCTCGTAGCCGGTCACGATCAAGCGAAGGAATTCGCGCCATTCACCAGGGTCGAGCATCGCCAGGTCGGTCTTGCCGATCTCGTCGAGATACGCGCCGGCGTCTCTGCCGGCTTCGAGCACCGAACCGATCTCATAGGCGTCGAGAATAGTATCCGGCATGGCGTAGACCTTTCTCGCCGCCGCATGGCAGCCGGCGCTGTCACAGAGCCAAATCAGCGGGAGCCGCTTAGGCGCATAGCCGAGCGCAACGGCATGGCGCCGGCATACCGCGCAGACGGCCGGATCTTTGGTCGCGTAATTTTTGAGAACGCGGCTCATGCGGCGGTCTCCGACATGATCCTGCTGCAGCGGTAGCGGTGATCGATCTCGAAGAGCGCGCCATCTGATCGGAGCACGTGCCGGCGGGTGATTTTCCACCATTGCCCGTCACGAATGACCGAGATCATGACGACCTGCTCCAATTCCTGCCGGCGCTCAATTGCTTCTGCGGCGCGCATCGGCACCGGCGAATTGCCGCCCATGGCAATCCACCAATTGCGCGCGAATTGCCGCGCGTATGCGTTGGCGCTCTCGAAGCTGACGTATTCGGAATAGACCGAGAAGCCGCTGAGATGATCGACGCGAAGCGTAGGCGGCGCATCGAAATCGCCGCGCTTGCGGTGCAGACGGAATTCGGAACGGCGCACATTGAGCCAGACTGGTGCCGACAACACCGGTACGGCGTCTGCAACGGCTTCGTGCCGGACAACTCGCTCGCTAGCAAACACATGGCCGCAGCAGCTACACATCCGACAAGCAGGTTTTCTTCCTGGCATTGCGGGCATGTCTTCGTCAGGACATCGCCGGGCGAAGCCGCGGTCCGGCCGTTACCTTTGACCATATTGTGTCGACTGGACCATGGCGGCGAATGTTGCCCGCGAAATCCAGGATCAGGCAGTCAACCTTGCCCGGTGCGAGCCGGGTGCCGCGGCCGACCTGCTGGACAAGAAGTCCTGGACTACATGTCGGCCGCAGGAGTGCGACGAGATCGACGTGTGGAACGTTGAAGCCGACCGAAAAGATATTGACCCCGGTCAAGCAGCGGATTGTGCCGGTGCGGAAAGCTTCGAAGATCGCGCGCCGCTCGTCGCCTGGCGTATCCGCAGTCACCGTTTCGCAACTGATATCGTGCCTACGGATTGCGTCGCGCACCGCACAGGCATGCGCAACGCCGGTGCAGAAGCAGATCCAGGCGCGGCGGTCTTTCCCCCATTCGACGATCTCGGCGACCGCGCCTTCGACCACATCGGCGACGTTGGCGGCGCGTTCCAATTCGTTTTGGACGAATTCACCACCGCGCCGGCCGACGCCTGTGACATCAATGCGCGTATTCGTCGCCTTGGACGAGAGCTTACTCAGGTAGCCGTCAGCAATTCCTTCCGCGATCTGGTACGAAAAGACGATCTTCTCGAAGAGCGCGCCGTCACCCTTATGCAGGTAACCGGAATCGAGCCGAAAACAGGTCGCGCTGGCGCCGACGATCTTCAGGCCGGGCGCGCGAGATCGGAGAACGTCAAAAAGGGAGAGATATTGCCCGTTTCCGCTGCGCGGAACGAGTTGGCATTCGTCGATAACCACCAGATCGCGGGCGCCGAGCCTTTCGGCGTCGCGCGCCAGTGATTGGATAGTTCCAATGATGACCGGCGCGTCGTGATCGCGGCGGCCGAGACCTTCACAACAGATGCCGTATGGCGCTTCAGGCCATGCCGTGAGCAGGGCTTCTACATCCTGCTCGACAAGTTCACGGACATGGACCGTAATGAGCGAGCGCAGCTTGGGATTGACAGCGTGCCGGCGACGGACCGCTTCCGCGATAACCAGGCCCTTGCCGGTCGCCGTTGCCATGTCGAGCAAGGCAGCGCCGCCACCGGCGCGCCGATGATCTTCCAATGCCGCGAGCGCGGCGAGTTGATAAGGTCGTAAATTCACGACACACCCGTCTGCTGATAATGGTCATCTGTTTTCCCGTTCGGGCGGCTAGGGTGTGTTGGTTTGGTTGCTTGCTTGGCGAGCGGCGCAGCTTTCACTGCGCCGCCGTCAGATCGAGGGACCGCTAGTACGGAACGCTATCGTCGATGTCCTGTTGGACGGTCTTGGGCGACTCGCGCCAGGGCCGCGTACCGCTGTTGGCTTCCGCGGCTTTCGCAGCAGCCTTCACCGGTTCTGTTCTCGAACTTGGCGTGACCGGCTTAGGCGCCGCCGGCTTGGTCGGCTGCGGCCCGGCCGGCGCTAGCGGCAGCACACGGGCCACCTTATTCTTGTCCGGATAGACGCCGTCTTTGTCCCTCTCGATCCCGAGCCGGATCCGGCAGGGGATGAAGTTGAACACCTCAACGTCGGTGACCTGCTCGCTGACGCCAGTGGCTTCGCAGAGGTCTTTCAACTGCTGGCGGCCGATTTTCTGCGCTTGGTTGCTGGAATGCTGGAACGTAATCCGTTGCCAGGCGCAGCGGTTTTCGTATTCTCCTTCGGTAACCTGCCACGTCAGGTTGATCCCGTAGCCATCGCCGGATTTCGGCTGCGATACCGAGGCGTCAATGACCTGGGCGACATACTCGCCTTTCGGCAGTACGTCGTAGTTGCTGCCTTCCTGCTCTTCAGGGTTGAAAGCTTCGGGAAGGGCAGTCGAGCTCAGCAGTTCGTTAGTCTTGCTCATAACATGCTCCTCTTTCATCATCAGCTTATTCACGAGACATCCTCCTCTGTGTGGTTGGCTTTATTCCCAAGATTCCTTTTGGTTGCCGCACGATTTAGGCTGCACCGGCCGCCTGCGGTGACGGAAAAAACGGAGCGAACTGTTTGTGGAAGTCGAAGTCCTTCGGTACCGGCATTTTTGCCGGCAAGCCGTAACGGTTCTTGGCGGTAAAAGCTGGTTTGCCCTCCCAATGTAGATATCGCGTCAACCCGCCGTCGGCGCGGGTGCGCTTCTTGAAACCCTGGTCTTCCGTCTGAATGACTAGATCGGTGCCGAGGAAGCCGATCGCATCGGCCCAGTCCTGGACAAGGCCGCGAGCACGCTTGTGAATTCGCAGCTGGTAGCTCGTATAGCTCGGTGCCCGTGGATCGTTGACGACCTCGACCGCGCTGTGCGCCAGCAGCACGACAATCATGCCGCGGCTACGGCGGAGCCAGTCAAAGCCGGCGAGAAGATCTTGCCATTGCTTATCGGCTTCAACGTAACCCTTGCCGTAAGCAACGCTTTCGATCGACTGCCAACCTCGCTCAATGCAGGTGGCGTTCCAGACGAGCGGCTCAACCGCGTCAACACTGTCGAGCACGACCGTCTGGTAGTCGTGGTTTTCGTGTCCGAGAGCGGATATTGCGTTGATGACGTTCTCGTAGCTCGCGAGCATGCCGAATGTTTCGATCTCGAGTCCGGCCGGGCAACCATCTTCAACCTGCAGAAAGATCGGTCGCGGGAATTTTGCGGCGAGAGTCGTCTTGCCGGTGCCCTCGCGCCCGTGGATGGCGATTCGCGGGGGCAAGATCGCAGTTGTGGTGTGGATATTGGCAAGCGATACTCTGCTCATGAATGCTTTCCTCTGTTCGTCATGATGATGCTGTGCATCGGAGTGGAGCCACGCCAGGCAGACGCAGCGCGGGACAAGGCGCGATGAGCAGCGGGGGGCTGCTTGGCAGGACGGGCGTCTTGCCCAAAAAAATTTTGGGGGCCGGATTGAAATAAAGGGATACGGGTCGTACTGAACATGGAGCGAACCTCTTGCCGGGGGAACGCAACGACCGGCGCTTGCAATGCCGGTTTGCCGCCCGGTGGAAACCGGGCGGCCTTTTTATTATTCGGATGATGGAGATGTGGTCTTGTCGGGCCAGCCGGGCCGATCCGCTAGTGTCGGTCGCGCCGGTGGCGACTTGATCCGTGCAGGAGGAAGCGAGCCGATATGGCGCTTGACGGAATCGTAGAGAACCAAAGTTCTCCGGCCAGATTTGACCGCCGTATATTCGCCGCGCCCGATCCGGTTGTAGACCTGCGAGCGGCTCTCGCTGGTCGCTTTTTCGACCTGCCTAATCGTGAGCGCAAGCGGTTCGATATCATTAGCCTCGGGCGGACCGAGGGACAATTTGTTGGTGGTCGGCATGATGTCCTCCGTGGAGGACAAACACATACGCGCACACATACACGATTAAAAGGAGTGGGAATAGCAGAGCGGAACGGCGGACCTAAGTCTCGGAGAATAGCAGCGGCCCCGGAACGGGTCTTATTCTCTCTCTTCTTTCCGCGCTTTCTTCTTCTTCCGCGCGCGCCCCAGTCCCCGGTGACGCTCCCACCAATCGCGTACGCGTTCCCAGGTAATGTCGACCTTAAGGTCTAACGCAGCCGAGACCACTCTGGCGGTAAGGCTAAAGGACGCGTGGCTGCAAAAGAGGTCAAATTGAGTGGCGATCGCCATGGCGAGGGCGCAAGCCTCGGAGTCACCGCGATCGCGCTCGATAACAGTCCGGCGAGTCCTGGTTTCAGATGCCATCCGTTCGACGATATCGGCGGCCACACCAAGCACCTTAAGCGCGCCAAGTCCGATGGACCTCCCGTCCGAGTGGAGAGGGGGCTCGCCCAATGCGGACAGCAAACGGGACCCCCGCGCCGCGACGTCGGCTAGACCCGCGTCATAGCGATAATCGTCGACATAGTCTCGCAGCTTTCGGGCAACATCTCGTTTCTCTTCCCGTTCGGCATCGACCTTGGCCTGATAGACCACTTTTGGTTTGTGCTCTACGGCGTAAAAAAGGGCTTGGCGAACAATCCAAAATTTGGCCCGCCGGGGTAGATTATCCGATTCATGGAACGGCTTCATCCGAGGGTCGGTTAGCAGCCGTTTCAAGATCGGGCCCTTGAGCGGATCGGCAAGCTCTTTCGCCATCGTCAGGCGTACGAATTTGACAAGCCACGAGTCCGCCCAAGCTGGAATGGCCAGGTCAATCTTCGAGGGTTCCGCTTGGATCAGGAACTGCTGGCCCCGCTTATGCTCGACCTCAAACAGCTCGTAAAGCGCCTGCATATAAGGGTCGGCTAGGTCCCGTTTCAGGATCGGGCCTTGCACTGGATCGGCGAGCCTGTCCGCCCACATCTCACGCGCATATTTTACAAGCCACGGGGGCACCGAATCCGGAAAGTCGCCGTCGGTCATGACGCGTGCTCCTTGATCGGCACGACTTCGCCCCCGCGCGGCGTGCTGCTGGTGTAGCGCGACCACGCATCCATCAATTTGCGGCGCTTCTCGAACAGGTCTCCCCTGTCGTACGCGCGCTCCGTCTCGTCGCCGACCGTATGAGCCAGCGCCTTTTCACAAATCTCTCGCGCGAAATTGGTGCACTCACCGGCCCAGGTCCTAAACGTGCTGCGGAATCCGTGGATCGTGACGTTGAGCCCCATGCGCCGGATTACGGCCATCATCCCCACGTCGGTTACCGGCTTGTGCGGGCGCGTGCCGGGAAACAGGTAGGCCGCGCTGATGTCGCCGCGCGTCACATTCCGAGCCTCCTCCATCCGTCCGGTGGCGATCTCCAGCGCGCGCGCATAATGGAACGCGGTGATCCAGCCCGCCTTTCATCCTTGGACCCGGAACGGCCCAGCTCTTGCTCGCGATGTCTATTTCGGCCACCGGGGCGTCGCGCACCTCGTCGCCGCGCATTCCCGTCAGAATGGTGAATTCGAGCGCCCGCGCCCAAACGTTGTCCTGTGCCCGCAGCTTCTGCATGAAGGCCGGCAATTCGGCATAGTCGAGCGCGGCATGGTGTTTCACGTTCCGCACCTTCCCGATCGCCGGGAGGAGCTTGTCGAGATGGCCGCGCCATCGCGCTGGATTCTCGCCATCGCGCATCGAACGCGCCTTGGCCCAATCGAGGATCAGTTCGACGCGGTTGCGCACCCGGCGCGCTGTCTCGCTCTTCGTCGTCCAGATCGGTTCCAGCACCTTCAGCACGAGTTCCGTGTCGATCGCCGATACCGGCAGGGCGCCGAGCACCGGGGTGGCGTAGCGGGCAAGCGAGTTGGTCCATTGTTCCTCGTGCTTGCCGTTACGCCAGCCGGCCTTGTGGGCGGCGATGTACCGCGCGGCGGCATCATCGAACGTTGTGGCCTTGGCGATAGCAACCTTGGCCTCGACGCGTTCGGCATTCCGCTTCTCGCGCGGATCGAAGCCGTCGGCGCGCGCCTCGCGGCATTGGGCGGCCTTCTCGCGCGCCTTGGCGAGGCTGACGATCGACGCGCTGCCCAGGCCCATGAGTGAACCGCCCCACCGATAGGCCCAGAAGCCGGGGCTGGTTTTCGAGGAGCGGAAAAAATACAATCCGGAACCGTCATGAAGCCATTGGCCCGGTGGGGCCGAGCGGATTTTGGCCACGGTGAGACGATGCAAGCCCTTGGGATGTCGGGTTGGTCTATACGGCATTCTATACGACTTTCGCGTGGTTATGGGTGGATGGTGGGAAAACGTCCCTGGACAGAAATACGCGAAAATCCGCGCGGTACAAGGGTTTTTGGACGGACGTGGACGAGGGTGGAGTATACTCGGGGGACACGCTGTGACCCGAGTTTGCGTAATAGGGGCAAGAGTCGTGACGGTACGATTATACGATTCACAAGAGGGCGCGAGTCAGATTCATTCTGGGAATGGCGCCTGCCGATCTTGACCTTGACCGCCTTCGCACGCCGAACTCAAAGATTTGGTGCTGAAGCTGCTGGGGGAAGTGGTCGAGCTTCGGCGAACGGTGGATGCCCAGCGCGACGAGATCGCTCGGCTCAAGGGTGGGCCGGGACGGCCGAATATCAAACCCAGTGGCATGGAGATGGCGACCGAGCCAAAGGCGCCGCCGAAGGCCGGGGACGAGCCGCGCCAGAAGGGAAGCAAGACATCGAAGCTGACCATTCACGGACTTAAGTCGTCCGGCGCCCATGGTAGCCTTGCGATAGATAAATCTGCACCGTTGTGTGTCGAAAAAATGGCACTTGACTTCAGAATGTGGAGGTGA